CCAGCAATCAAGGATGACGGCGAGGCGCTGTGGCCCGAGTTTTGGCCGGTTGAGGAGTTGATCGCCAAGAAGGCGGGGATGGACGTTCGGTATTGGAATGCCCAGTACATGCAGAACCCTGTATCCGAGGAGGGGGCACTCATCAAGCGGGAGTGGTGGAGGACGTGGGAGGATGAAGTTCCTCCCCAGTGCGAGTTCACCATCATGAGCCTGGACGCTGCGCAGGAGGCCAATAACAGGTCTGACTACAACGCTCTGACAACCTGGGGTGTGTTTTTCAACGAGAAGACGAACAATTACGCGATCATCCTCCTGAACGCTATTAAGAAGAGACTGGAGTATCCAGACCTCAAAGCGCTGGTGCTGGAAGAGTATAAGGAGTGGGAACCAGACGCGTTCATGGTCGAGAAGAAGTCCAGCGGATCGGTTCTCTACCAAGAAATGCGTAGGATGGGCATCCCTGTTGGCGAATTTACTCCAGGCAAAGGACAGGATAAGATTGCCCGTGTGAATGCTGTGTCGAGCTTGTTCCAAGGTGGTGTGGTATACGCGCCCGATCGCAGATGGGCTAAGGATGTTATTGAGGAGTGCAATGACTTCCCCAGTGGCGTCAATGACGACTTGGTAGATTCAACAACGCTAGCACTGCTGAGATTTAGGCAGGGTGGGTTCATCCGTCTTGACACTGATGAGCCAGAAGACGATTTCATGTACAAGTTCCGCAAAAAAGCGGCGTACTACTAATTTTGAAGGATAGATGATGGCAACAAACAATATGGGCAAAGGTCTCTACGCTGCTCCTCAAGGGCTTGAGCAATTGGGTGTTGAGGAAGAGCCGATCGAGATTCAGATCGAGGACCCAGAGGCAGTAAGCATCTCTGGCCCTGGCTTTGAGATTGAGATGGAGAAAGAGGAGATAGATGAGGATGAGTTCAGCAAGAATTTGGCTGAAGATATGGATGAAGGCGAACTCTCTTCCCTTGCCAATACGCTGATGCAAGACTATGAGACGGACATCTCTAGTCGCAAGGATTGGATACAGACCTATGTGGATGGTCTGGAGTTGCTGGGTATGAAGCTAGAAGAGCGTATGGAGCCTTGGCCCGGCGCTTGCGGCGTGTACCACCCGCTGCTTACCGAGGCAGTTGTGAAGTTCCAGGCTGAGACCATGATGGAGACCTTCCCTGCGGCGGGGCCGGTCAAGACAAAGATCATTGGCAAAGAGACCCCGGCTACCAAGAAAGCTGCTGAGCGGGTCCAAGAGGACATGAACCATCAGTTGACGGACGTGATGTATGAGTACCGTCCCGAGCATGAGCGCATGTTGTGGGGCTTGGGGCTAGCTGGCAATGCGTTTAAGAAAGTGTATTTTGATCCGGCGCTTGGGCGTCAGGTGTCGATGTATGTGCCTGCTGAAGATGTGGTCGTCCCCTATGGAGCTTCTAGCTTAGAGGCAGCAGAGCGGGTCACGCATGTGATGCGCAAGACAGAGAACGAGATCAAACGCCTCCAGCATGAAGGTTTTTACCGAGACGTTGACTTGGGTGAGCCCAACAATGTGATGGACGAGGTGGAGAAGAAGATTGCTGAGAAGCTGGGCTTTCGGGCTTCTCAGGATGATCGCTTCAAGCTCTTAGAGATGCAGGTTGAGTTAGACCTGGAAGGCTACGAGCATACGGATGACGATGGTGAAGAGACGGGCATTGCGCTGCCGTACATCATTACGATTGAAAAGAGTTCAGGCACTGTGTTGTCGATACGTAGGAATTGGAGGCCGGAGGATGAAGATTGTCACAAGCGGACCCACTTTGTCCACTACCCGTACATACCGGGTTTCGGTTTTTACGCTTTTGGCCTTATCCACCTTATCGGTGCTTTTGCTAAGTCTGGTACTTCTATTCTGCGCCAGCTTGTTGATGCAGGCACACTCTCTAATCTTCCCGGTGGATTCAAGACCCGTGGCCTCCGTACCAAGGGAGACGACACACCCATCTCCCCAGGAGAATTCCGAGACGTGGACGTACCTAGTGGGACGATGCGGGACAACATCATGCCGCTGCCTTATAAGGAGCCAAGTCAGGTCTTAGCAACGTTGCTCGCTACGATCATTGAGGAAGGCCGCAAGTTTGCAGGTGCTGTGGAGTTGCAGACCTCAGACATGAGCGCGCAAGCGCCCGTGGGCACGACCCTGGCTATTCTTGAGCGCCAGTTGAAAACGATGAGTGCCATACAGGCGCGCATCCACTACTCGATGAAGCAAGAGTTCAAGCTCTTGAAAGAGATCATTCGCGACTACACCCCCGAGGAATACAACTACGACCCAGCCGAAGGCAGCAGGAAAGCTAAGCAGTCTGACTACGACTTGGTGGACGTAATCCCCGTGAGTGACCCCAATGCAGCTACGATGGCCCAAAAGGTTGTCCAGTATCAAGCCGCATTGCAGTTGGCGCAAACCGCGCCACAACTGTATGACTTACCCCAGTTGCATCGGCAGATGCTGGATGTGCTGGGTATTAAGAACTACCAGAAGCTGGTACCGATCCCAGAGGATATGAAGCCACGCGACCCCGTGACGGAGAACATGAACGTGCTCTCTGGCAAGCCTGTTAAAGCGTTTATCTATCAGGATCATCGCTCACATATTGCTGTCCATATGGCTGGTATGCAAGACCCCCATGTACAAGAGTTGGTGGGCCAGAACCCACAAGCAGCACAGATGCTGCAAGCAGCTATGTCGGCTCACATCGGTGAGCATTTGGGTATGGAGTATCGCAAAGAGATTGAGAAGCGGATGGGCTTTCCCCTGCCTCCCTACAACGAGGACAAAGACGAGAAAGAGATGTCTCCGGATGTGGAGGTTCAGGTGTCTCAGTTGGCGGCTCAAGCGGCTCAACAGTTGCTTCAAGAGCACCAGCAGGAGTCCCAGCAGAAGAAGGCCCAGCAGCAAGCTCAAGACCCGCTTATCCAGTTGCAGCAGCAAGAGTTGCAGATTAAGCAAGGCGACTTGCAACGCAAGACTCAGAAAGACATGCAGGATATGCAGGCCAAGATGGCTCAGATTCAGGTTGAACTCAAGCGTATTGAGGTTACCCAGGAGACTGAAGGAGCCAAGATCATGATGAAGAACATGCACGACTCAGAGAAGACTAAGGCTTTGCAAGAGACCGAAGGGGCTCGGGCAGGTCTAGAAATGATGAAGCATCAACAGCAGCTAGCTAGTCAACAACAGGCCCAGAAGCCTACTAAGAAAGGAGATTGATGTACGAGATTTTAAAATTTGGTGGGATCGTCACCGAAAAAATCGACGATAAAGTTCGACAACTTGAGGAGTCCTTGGCATCAAAAACTGCTAAGAACTACGAAGAGTATTGCGAACAATGTGGGGTTGTAACAGGTCTACTCACAGCGCGTCGATTCATCACAGACCTGACAAAAAACTTGGAGAACTCAGATGAGTGAAACCCTCGATCTTGGAAGAGCAGTCAATCTATCGGCTATTCTGAACAAGAACAATGAAGAAAAGGCAACACAATTGCCAAAGCCGTCAGGCTACAAAATCTTGTGCGCTATTCCTGACCAGGATAAAGAGTACGAGAGCGGACTGATTAAAGCGGATGAGACTCTCCGCACTGATGAGCTACTCACTACGGTTCTATTCGTAGTTGATCTTGGCCCAGACTGCTACCTTGACAAGACAAAATTTCCTTCTGGCCCTTGGTGCAAGAAAGGCGATTTTATTTTGACTCGGCCACACGTAGGTACGCGACTGATTATTCATGACCGTGAGTTTCGTGTGATCAATGATGATTCCGTTGAAGGTGTCGTTGAAGACCCTCGCGGCATCCGTCGTAACCGATAAGGAGCAGTAATGGCTACAAAACATGAAGAATACAAGTTTCCCCACGAACAGGAGGAAACCAAAGACGAATTGGAAATCACCCTTGAAGGTGATGACGATGAGTTGGATATAAAAGTCAAAGTTGTTGACGACACCCCCGAAGAAGACAGGAATAAAGAACCCCTGCCTGCTGACATCAAGTCTGAGCTAGAGCGGCTTGACGAATCTCAAGATTACACTGCTGGTGTAACGCAAAAGTTCAAACAGTACAAGAAGGCTTGGCATGACGAGCGGCGTGAGAAAGAAGCCGCTATACGTGAACAGCAAGAAGCTCTAAAGATGACTCAGCGGATTCTTGATGAAAACAACAGGCTAAAAGGCATGTTGCAGTCAGGCGAAAAAGAGCTTATCTCGACGTACCAGACTTCTGCGGAAATGGAGATTGACAAGGCGGAGCGAAACTATAAAGAGGCCTATGACTCTGGGGACTCTGATAAGCTTTTAGCAGCCCAGA